AGCAGACCGAGGCCGTGTGCCTCAAGGCGGTCGAGAGAGACGGCTATGCGCTCCGGTACGTCAAGGAGCAGACCGAGGCCGTGTGCCTCAAGGCGGTCGAGAGGAACGGCGATGCGCTCCAGTACGTGCTCTCCTTGGAACTCTTCATCAGCATAGCCGCAAGGTTCCGGATAAAGACCGATCAAAAGGAAATCGCATAATGCCCAAACCCTTTGAAATCCTGCTGACCGAGATGCGCAACGGGCGCATTGCGGAGCAGCTAACCGACGCATGGGGCGAACTGATCGCAGCCGTGCGCCATACCGGGAAAGCCGGAAGCATGACCGTCACCTTCTCCGTCAAGCCCAGCGGCGAGAATGGTATGGAGATCGAGGCCAAGGTCAAACTGAATGATCCGAAGCCCGATATTGGCCCGGCCTTCTTCTTCGTCAGTCCGGACGGCGAGCTTACCCGGACCGACACGCGCCAGCGCGACATGTTCGCGGCGGAAGGCGTGACCAGCTTCAAGAGCCGGGCGGCGGGCGAATAATTTTCATTTCGAGAGGGAAATCATGACCAACGAAGACACGCAGAACGTAGACTACCTGAACCGGGTGTTCAATCTTGGCGCGCTCACTCGCGTTATCATGGAGAAGCCTGACCAGTCCGGCTCTTTCGTGATCGTGCCGGAAGGCATGACCGTCAAGGACATCCCGAATCAAGAATGGATCGGGAACCACGTCCGGCAAAGCATCGCGCTTGTGCATCCGGGCTCGCTCTCTGAGTATCTGAACACCTATAAGGACTGCGACGGACGCACGGCGATCTTCGCCGACCCGGAGAACAGCGTCATCACCGCGATCCTCAATTATCATGAGGCGGGAGCCGTCAACCGCTGCGACCATCGCGCAACGCTCAAAATCCCGTTCGATGAGACCTATGCGCGCTGGGCGAAGATGGATGGCGTTGCGACTGATCAGGTGGACTTCGCCCGGTTCCTCGAAGAGCACGCCATCGATATTGTCGAGCCTGACGCCGGAAGCATCGTAGAAATCGCCCGTTCCCTCGAAGTATCGACCGCCATCGACTTCAAGAGGGCGGTGAACCTGTCGAACGGCAATGTTCAGATCCAGTACGTCGAGCAGGATAGCACGCGCGTCAACGGCAGCTTCGAAATCCCGAAAGCGATCACGATCCGCACGCCCGTTTATTTCGGCGGCGATCCTGAACCGGTCAAGTTCTACTTCCGCTACATCGCGCGCCAAGGCAGCCTGAAATTCCGCCTGGACATGCACCGCCGGACCTATGTCGAGCGAGAAGCCTTCCTCAAGATCAGCGGCAGCATCGGCGATGCCACGTTCGTCCCAGTCTATCTTGGCAGGGCAGCGTCATGAACAGTGGCATGAATGCTACATCCCCGGCCACATCCATCACCGATGAGGAATTCAATCGAGGCTGCCAGATGATCGTCGAAAACTTGACCCGCGCCGCAGCGCTCAGGGAAAGGATGGCGTGCGCCGCGATCGCGCGCACGGCCTATGAGGCCTGGCAAGCGGACCCGGATTGCGAGATCGATAGCGACACTAGAGCCTGCGATGACATCGCCAGGAGAATCGAGGCACGCCAATGACAGACGGTGCTGAGACAGAGGACGAGAAGGCCGCCCCGGCCCCCCATCGTCTATATCAGGATGCCGCTTCGCGATTGGTTCGCGGGGCAGGCGCTCGCCGGGCTTCTGGCGAGTTCGGAAGATGAGATCGATCTTGGCAATCTTGCAAAGGCATCCTATCGCACTGCCGATGTCATGACGCGCGGGCTTTCATCATGACCTGCGGATATCTCACCGAGGAAGAGATTCGCGTGAAGCTGCGCGAAGCCTGCGAAAAGGCCGGGAACCAATCGGCCTTCAGCAGGAAGTACAACGTGGACAGGTCTCTGTTCAACGGAGTCTTGTCTGGATGCAGACCAGTGCCTGCCTCCATGGCAAACGCCATAGGATACCAGAAAGCGATTGTGTTTATCCCGGTCAAGGATGAACAGGCATGAACTACACCGTGCACCACATCATAGGCTTGAACAAATATGCGGGCTTCCGGTCTGGTGTGCGCGTCACGGTCCTATTTGACACCGCAGACGAAGCGTGGCGCGCAATCGAGAGGTTAAGGCTTGCTCGCTTGCGCGAATCCTCATAAGCCCGGCGCAAGATGGAAAGATCGATATGAGACCTGTTATACTTCTGCTCGCAATGATTGTGAGCTACATCTCTTTTTCGAACGGATTGACGAAAGAATTTGAGCGTGGCGCATTTGTTGGCGGCGCGCTGATTTACGCCATAGCGACAACCAGGAAAAAGCCAATGCGCCAATCTTGGGATCAGCCATGAAGACCGCAATCCTGATCGCAGTCCTTGCTTTCACCCTGGCAGGCTGTATGAGCCACGCGCAGCTCGCGCAGAGAGATGATGAGCAGTGCAAGGGATATGGTTTGCAGTTGGGAACGCCAGCCTATGGGGACTGCCGGTTGAGGCTGGAAGGGATGAGAGCGCAGTCCTATGCCGCGCTCGCGAACTCCACGACACAGACCACTTGCCAGACCTCCCACGGCACTACGACCTGCCAATCCTACTGATCCTCAATGAGTCTCAGAAGTCTGCTGAGGCCGCTTTTTCTTGACGGCCACCTTGACGCCGGTATGTTCGGCAATTGCCCTCAGATCGCCCTCAATCGTGTCGAGGCGGCCAAGGATTTCGCTTCGCTCCGTCTGATAGGACGAGAAGATGCCGCCCACGTGAAAAGCGGCGGCGGCAATCGCCAAAGAGAGCGCCACCGCGACCATGAGCGGGATGTTGCTCTTGGTGATGTCCGGCGATACTTTTGCCGCCGGGCACTCTCCGGCCGGACACTCGATTCTGAATGTCCGCTCGTTTTTGAACATCGGCACGCCATTTCCGCTATGCGCTAGTGGATCAGCCACCTGTCCCCCCTTATTGACTTAAGCCGCCACAAGAACCGCAGCAGACGGCGCGGATGGAGCAGGAGGAGCTGTCACTGGTGCCGATGCCGCCAGCGCTGTTGCCTTGGCGGCTGCGGACTGCGCATTCTTGATCGCCGAATAACCAGCCACGACGGCCGCGGCTGTTCCCGTGCCTGACTTGTAGGCATTCGCGAATGCATTGAGACTGGCAACAGCCGTGTTCGCCGCGATAACCGCAGCCTGAACTTCCGGCTCAGCAAGCGGATCGATGACGCCCGCAAGCTGAATGAGTGAGGCTGCTTGCTGAATATCGGCGGCAATCGCGGGCGTGTTGTCGGCAATCCAGCCGAGAGCCGCGTTGATTTCATGCGCGACCAGTTCGGCGCCTTGCTTGACCTTGATGACGATGGCGACGACATCGGCCTCGCCGACCGAAATCTTGCTTTCCAGCCACGTTAGAATTGACATCGGAGCCTCCTTAAGCCGCGCGCCTGGTGAAGCCCTCTTTCATGCCGATGAGCGCGGCGCCGAAGAGGAGTGTGAAGGCGCTCGTCAGATTGGCCTGCACATGCGGGTTGAGATAAATCCCGTATGACGTTGAAAGCGTCAGCCACAAGCCGGCATAGGTCGAGCCTTCGCCAAGGCGCTCAAGCGCCCAGCGCCCGGCGAGTTTCATAAGCAGCGTGTTCATGATGTTCGTTCCTCTGGTTGCGGATTGTGCGGACGGCTCTACGCTGCCGCCGCGGATAAAGGGATTGGTTTCGCTTCCTTTGCGGCAAGAGCGGATTGAATAGCTGTGCATGTCAGGGGACCGGCTGCGCCATCCACATCGAGCCCGTGTCCGGCCTGGAACCGTTTCACTGCGGCTATAGTGAGTGGACCATCATCGCCATCGGCGGAGAGATTTTCGCCCAGCTTGTTGAGCGCGGCCTGCACCCAAGCCGTATCGAAGACAGGCTGCCCAGATGCGAGCGCTTCAGCGTTCTTGCGGACGAAAGCCATGCGCGTTCCCCAGCCGCCGCCGAAATAACGCCATGTCCGCAGACCCTTAAGAAAGCGCAGGCGCATGTCGCAAAGGGCCGAGATCGAGGAACCGGACTCTTCCAGCCATGCTTTCGCACGGGAGACGCCACTGTTCACCGCAGCATCGAACACGCAATAATCCAGGCCAGCCGGAAGCGCATCGCAGTTCATCGCGTCCCAGTAGCTCTTGCGGTAGATTTCATCGCGCTCAGCCGGGTGAATGAAGCGCACGGACTGATGTGGAAGGCCATGCTGCCGGAGATAGGCGTCATACTCGGTCTGGATGATGCCCCACATAGTGGCGCCCCCAGGATCGTGCGGGTCGTCGGTCCATCCGCCTTCTGATTGCAGAATCCACTTTAGCGATTGATCGAAGTTTGAGGCCGTCATGATTTACTCTCATATTATTTGATCTTGTAAGCGCGATAATTCGCAAGATTGAATGTGCTTGCAGAAAGCGAGAAAAGCAAATCAGACACAAGAGATGTATTAGAAGTATTTGTTCCAGATGTTGATGTAATTGTCGTAGTAGAATTATTGTACATACAGAACAAGTTTTTGTAGTTTCCAGATTGTATTCCTGACACCTTCAATGTAAATGATGCTCCGTTTGATGTCGGAAGAGAGGAGCCTATTGGCCAATTGCTTCCCGATGTAGCGCTTGCGCCAGTTACCGTTGTGCCAGTATTATTTATTGCGCTATAATTATAAGCAGTTGTCTGAGTTGTTCCGCCAGTCTTAAACTGCAGATTTAGATTAGCGCCCGCAACAAGACTTACGTTATAAAGCTCAACCTCAACTTCCTGGGCATCTGATGGCACGGAAATATCCAAAGAAGACCCAGACGCAGCGCCGGAAGAAAACAAAAACTTACCTGTTGTGGCAGCAACCTGCGATGGAACAAACGATGTGAGCTGAAATGCTGTGCCGTTGTATCTGGCTACGCAATGAAGACTGGATGCGAGATCTCCCGATACAAGCGCAGCACCATCGTTCCGAAGCAGGTTAACGGCCGTCAAGCCATTCACCTGCATCGTGCAGGCGCTGGAGTTGGAAGCCGCAGCGAGAAAGGCAATTTCCATGCCCGTGGTAAGGGACGATGGCACGGGTGTAAGCGTCACCGTGAGCGCGTTCGCCGTCCCGCCTGCCGTCCCGCCCCACTGCGGCGCGGCTTTCTGGATGCCGTAATCGACATATTGCTTCGTCGAGGCCTGCAATGCCGACGCTGGATCGGCATTCAGGCCAATCGAGGCCACGTTCGTCAGGGTCTGCGCATTCCAGTTTATCGACGCCGTTGGCATCCCCTGGCCGTCGCGCGTGATGCAATTCGAGAGGCCAGCCGCGAAGCCGTTGTCCTCGGTGTCCATCCGCGATGCGGTGATGTTGATGCTGTTCGCTTTGTCCGTGACCCACGAGAAATACCTCTGGTAGGTGCCACTGCCGTTCCAGCCGCCTGACATTATTGCGCTCCCTGCATCTGGTTCTGAGCCGCCACCGCAGAGCGCGTGACAGGCGTGCGATTGAGGATTTCGGCCAGCATTTGCCGGGTTTGCGGTGAACCTGCCATCACCGACCGCATGAGCGCCTGGCCCGGCTGGCTGTAAGCGCCTATCCCTGCTAAGCCTCCAAGCATAACGCCGGGACCAACGCCCGCAGCATGTCCACCCAAAAGCGCCATAGCCAGCTCCGTGAGGTTCCGCCTGTCCGTGGTGCCGCTGTTGCCTACGCTCTGAGGCAGAACCGCGCGGCCAGCGTCAGCCAAGTCTTGCATGATCCCGTTGCCGGTTGCGGCCTGGTTGGCTGTGCGGGCATCGCGGACGGCCGCGCCGGAGAGCTGGGCAGGCGAGAACACGCCGTTGTTGGCTGTCTTCGCCGCATCGCGCACACGTACCCATTGCGCATAGGCCGCGTTTGCCTGGTTCAGCGCATCGACATGGGGCGAATTCTGGTTGACGCGCTGGATCATCTGCCGGAACGAGTCCTGCAAGTCTTCGACGCGCTGCCCAAGCTGCTGATTGAAATAGCCAGGGTCTTTAGCCAGCCCCCGGCTAATCTTGCCAAGTTCGCTATCGACGCCCTTCAGGTTGTTCCCGTTTATCGGGCCGGTGAATTGACCGAACGGAGAGTTTGCCTGGAATTGACCGAGCACATAATCGTCGCGAATTTTTTTGAACTGGTTGAATTGATCGGGTGGCAGCTTCGATGCCTGCTGCGTGACCGTGTAAAGGTCGTTCTGAAGCGGCGTATCGAGCTGCCCGGAAAGATGCGTCAGCGCCTGGTCGTACCTGTCCGATACGCGGCCATTGACATAATCGAGCGCGTCTCTCCCCATCGCTGTGCCGCGAGGTAGCTCCTCGCCAAGCGGTTCGAGCACCCGGTTGAGCGCCGCCTTGTTCAGGCCCAAGGAGGCTTCGGCCTGGCGCTCCTTGATCATGTCGCCGAGGAGGGGAGCGCTCGCCATCTTGTCTTCCGTGGCTTTCCAGACGCCGCTTGCGGCCTGCCCCGGCTTCACGTCCGCCAGCATTTGACCTGTGGTAAGAGGCACGCCCTCATCAAGCAGGAGGCGTTTCTGCGGGTCCGTGACGCCCTGGAGCGCGCGGCCAAGAGCCGCCGCCACGGGCTCAGTGACGCCGCCCACGCCAGCGCCCCACATAAGCTGGTTGCCTTTGTCTCCCCAATAATTGCCGGAATCGCGAACAGGCTCAGCCGCCGCTATCGCTGCGCCCGTGCCAGCCCCGCGCAAAAGCATGCGGCCAAGCGCGGTGGGCACGTTCTCAGCCAGCGCCGCAGCCCGCACGCCTGCCGCCACGTTGAAGGGAGAGAAGATGTTCCCGGCGATGCGGCCAACATCGATGCTGTCAGGTGCCGCTCCTGCCGCTTGCCTCTGCGCCTCATACCGCTGGTTCTGCTGCGCAACCGTCTGGTCTATCGCATCAGCCAAACCCTTGGTGAAGTCCTGAGCATGATCGCTGCCAACCTTGCCAGCCGCCCATGCTGCGCCGTGCGCGCCAAGCTGCGATAAGCCGGCCGCAGGATCGACAATAGCGCCCTGAAAGAGCGAGGATAGCGCGGCATCCTGATCGCGGTTCCAGCGCTGAGAATCAGAATCCAGCCGGCCGCGAATGCTACGGCGGCCGGCGTCTGGTTGCGGCTGTGCCTGTGGCGCGGTCTGCGCGGAAAGTTGCTGATCAGGGTCGAGCGTGAAGCCGGGTGGGAGCACAGCGCCAAGCGGCTGCTGCGGTTGGGGCGCGGGATCAAGAGTGAAGCCAGGAGGAAGGTCTGCGCTCATAGCGGTCCCCATGCTCCATTCCTGAAGACGATCTTTTGCCCATTCTGCCCAGATGCAGTCTGGCCTTCACGGAACTGCTGCGCTGGGGGCTGCATCTGTTGCGGTGGCGATCCTGCGGGCGGCTGAATTTGCGCGGGAGCGGCCTGAAGCGGTGTCGAGTTGAACTTCCCGGCCCGGATGGCTTCAGCCCTCTGCTGATTGTAGATCGCCGGGAAGTCGTTGTACTCTTCCGGCTTCAGTCCCGCGCGCTTGGCCTGCAAAAACGCGCCCTGCTCAGCAATCGTGTCGTTCGCCGCGCCTTCCATGAATTGCGTGACGCGCTTCAGGCCTTCTGGCGTTTGAAGAATGTTCGGATTTGCTTCCAGGAAGCGCTGAAACTCCATTTGCGTCGGGCGGCTGCCGAGTTGCTTCACCGCTTCAATGGCCATCTGCGCGGTGAGCTTGTTTGTTGCTTCGAGGTTGCCAGGGCTTACCTTCAGATATTGCTGGATCGTGTCATCTGGCACGCCAACTGATCGGAAGAAGCGGCCTACGTCTTCCTTCACGCCCGCGAACATACCAGGGTTCGTGTTGAGATTGCGCATTTCGGAAATCGTGCGCAGCATGCCGGTTGCATTATGCGCGCGGTCGTTCAGTTCTGCCGGGTAGCCGCCAGATGCTTCGCCCGCTTTCTTAGCTGCCGCCGTGGCCGCTTCCATCTGGCTGGCGGCTGCGGTCGCACCGGGGATGTTACTCTTGACCGGCTGACCGTCCGCTCCCCATGAGACCTGCGTGCCCGCGCCGGGCTGCACCAGGCCGGACTTTTCGCGGGCCGACGCTGCAAGGATTTGTTGCTGCTGGGCAGGCGGCAGGCCAGAGCCAGCCAGTATCTTCTCAAGCTCCGCAGGCTGGAACGCGCGCGCCGCGACCTGGCCCCAGGCTTGCCGGTCGCTTATGAAGAGCTGGTAAGCCTGCCTGTCATCCATGCCGGGAATGTAATAGACCGGGCGCCCTGTCGTGGGCGATGTAGGCATATTCTGGCCCGGCTGCTGGCCGCCCTGAGCGAACGGATTGGGAACAGACTGCGCGCCGGGTTGCTGTTTCGGCTGGATGCTGAGAGCACCTTGCAAGCGCCCGTTCACCCTGTTCGTGTTGCCCTGCTCGCCATAGACTCCGCTCTCTATCGCGCTCTTGAAGTCGTTCTGCCAGTTGCGCGGGTCCATGTCGCTTTGGGACATGGCGCGCAGGAAGTTGGCAGGATCGCCGCCGGACGCCTGGAAAGCCTGGGTGATGCGGCCGGCATGGTTCTTGATGGACTCCGGCCCCTGCTGGTCGAGGCGGTCTGCGAAGTATGCCTGCACTTGCGGATTGTTGGCCACGCCGGAGGGAATGCCGATGCTGGCCAAGTCCGGCGCCGCTCGGGCCAGGATGTTGCGATTATACCAGTCCACCTCAGCCGCCCGCAGGCCTTGCGGATTGGCCGAGGCAGCATTCCGCCACTGCGCATCGAAAGCCTGCGATCCGGGGTCAGCCGTGATGCCGAGACCGCGCCCGTAATTGTCCCGAAACTGCCACGCGCTGCTGCCCTGCTTGCTGTTCAGGCCGAAATTGCCATAGCTCTTGGAGCCGCCGCTGTCTTGCGCGATTGACCCAAGTCCCTGTATCGGGTTCGCGCTGCCGGTCTCAAGCCGCCCCGTGATGTCAGCCGCTTGCGTGTTCCCGGCGCTCGTGTTGTTGCCCGGCACGAAGCCGCCGCCGGGCTGCATGGGGCTTCCCTGCGTCTGCCCAGCGCCTGGATTGAGCCGTCCAATAAGCGCGTTCCCATAGTCCTTGGCGAGCTTCTGGGAGTCCTCAATGTTCTGCTGCATGGACCATGCTCCAAGGCCGCCAGAAAGCGCCCTGGCAAGCCCTTCGAGCGGCGAGACCCGGTAAGCCATGCCACGGGCGCCAACGCCACTGGACATCGCCTGGTTGCTGTCCTGAAGCAGAGACTTGGCCAACTCCTGCCGGTATTCGAGAGCCTTCTGCTGGTTTTGGTAGTCGAGACCGGCCAGGGCCATTTGCGGGTCGGCCGCAGCCACCGCAGGGTCAAAGGGATATTGCGCTTGCGATGTGTTGGCCGGCATCTCATTGGCCTCCAAATCCATTGATGAGGCCGCTCAGCCAGCCCGGCTGCTGTTGCGTGCCAGGCAGGCTTGTGCCGCTCAGGAAGCCGGGCTTCTGCTGCTGTTGCTGTTGCGTTTGCCACTGCTGGAGCGGCATTGCCTGCGGCATCGTTTGCCAGGGTTGTGGCTGCGGCTGCGCCGGGCTTTGCTGTCCCGCGTCCTGCGTTGATGTCTGCCAAGGCTGCTGCATTCGCACTTGACCCAAGTCCAAGCCGCTATCGCGCACTTGGCCCGGGTCGTCGCCCTCATCGCCGCGCTGCAACGCTTGCTGCTGCTGCCTCTGCAAGAGAAGCTGGCCCAACGTCTGCGCGGTTATGCTCTGTCCGCCAAGCGCCATTATCTGACCCTCGAATAATCGACCATGCGCAAGCCATCGGGTCTGCGATAGACCGCTTCGGGCTGCGTCTTCTCAACCTCTTGTGCCATGACGCCGATCTGCCTGCGGTCTGGATCTCCGCCAAGGTCAAATACAAGCGGCGCATATTTGTCTTTGTAGTTGAAGGCGAATAGCGTATGGCCGCCTGGCGTCTCGCCTATCTCTTCGATGTCCTTCTTCATGCGTTCATCGGAAAAGGCCGTATAAAGCGCCGGAGCCGCTTTCAGGCCCGCCCCAGCCAAGCTGAACAGGCCGCTGTTCATGCTGTTCTGCGCGCCCATCTGCGCATCGTAGGTGTTGAGCGCGCCCTGATATGAATTATAGACATCGCCGGTCAGGTCGGCCGGAGCGATGGATGCGCTCGGCACGGATGAGAACGTGGGCATCGAGGGCTGGCTCAACCCGGTCAGCGTGGCGTAGTCTTGGAGCGGAAGCTGGTTGAGCGCGGTGGCTTGCTGTAGGGCTTGCGCGTTTGCCGAGTTCTGAAGGTTCGCGCTCGACAGGCCCTCGTTATAGCCCTGCAAGTTGGCCGAATTTGCCAGATTGGCGTTGGACAGGCCCTGGCTGTATCCTTGCGAGTTCGCGGCGTTCTGAAGCTGCGCATTCGACAGGCCCTCGCCGTACCCTTGCGCATTTGCGGCGTTCTGAAAGGTGCCCAGCGCCTGCCCCTGGTTGAAACCCTGTTGGTTCGCCGCGTTCGTGAATTGACCGCTTGCCAGGCCCTCGTTGAAGCCCTGAAGGTTCGCTGCGTTCCCGAATTGTCCTAGAGCCTGCCCTTGCCCGAAGCCCTGCTGGTTGGCAGCGTTTTGCAGATTGGCAGCCGAAAGACCTTGCCCGAATAGCGTGTTCTGCTCCTGCTGACCGGCAGCGACCGCCGCGTTCTGTGCGCTCTGATTGGCAAACGTCTGGCCCTGCTGCATGAGGTTCCAGGCGTTGTTATAGGCTTCCGTTCCAGGCTGAAGGCCTTGGTTCACGAGTTGGCCTTGGAGTTGCTGGCTCTGTTGCGCTTCCTGTGGCGCAAGATACTGCATCTGCGTGTTGTATGCGGCATTCTCAGCTTGCTGGATAGCCCACGGATTGGCCGCGCCGTTCGTGACGCTGCCGGTGATGCCCGGTGTGCCTGCCACGCTCGAAAACGAGCCGAACAGACCAGGCGTCCCAGCCGCGTTCTGAAGATAGCCTTGCAGGTTTGGCGTCCCGCTGGCGCTGGAGAAGCTGCCTGTGATCCCCGGCGTGTTGGCCGCGTTCTGGACTGTGCCCGTGGCGTCCGGCGTCCACGATGGATTTGTCACCGACGACACGCCATTTTGCATCCAGGACGGGTTGAGCCCGGTCGATGTGATGCCCGGCAGGTTCGAGGTGTTGATGTTGCCCGCGTTCTGAAGCGAAGGCAGCAGACCCGACGCCGCGTTTGCCGCGCCTTGCTCATTGCCAACAGTCGTGTTGAACAGAGACTGCATCTGCGGGCTGAGAGACGTGTTCTGCGTGTACTGCGGCGTGCCATCGGCATTGTAGCCCGTGATGGCATACGTACTTGACCCGAGTGGCGAGTATTGATTGACCCGGTTCATCTCCGCAGTCTGTGTCGCGGACTGCTGATTTACCTGCTCTTGAGCCGCTGCGGTCGCATATGGGTCAGGAGGCGTGGGCGCTGAAGGGCTGTTCTTGGACATGGGTCAAATCTCCCCTGCACTTGACCCGAGTGCATCCGGCAGCCACCTGCACTCTTTGCGCAGCATCCCGTAGATGACCATATTTCCCCCATCCTTGCCGCGCTCCCGCAGCACGCCTTCGACCTGGAAACCAAGCTTGCAGACCAGCGTGCGCGAGGCAGTGTTGTCGGCCTCGACCAGCGCCGTGACCCGGCGCAAACCAAGCTGCTTAAAGAGGTAGAAAAAACACACCTGAAAGAACCGGCGAGTGCCCCAATACCGGCCAGGCTCGCCCGCGATGTTGCACATGATGTCCAGGCCAGGCTGGCAATCCGTGGCGACAAAACCGCCGATAATCTCACCGCCCTCTTCGACGCCGATGGATACTGGAGTTGTCCAATTCGTGACGCCGCAGCGCTGCTTGACGAAATTGGTCACGCGCTGATCGTTGAAAAGCACCTTCTTCACAGCACGGACCCCTGCGCAATTTCATAAAGGTAGTCGATGGATTGAAGCTGCTGCGTGGTTCCGTTTGAGATAACGGTCATATTGAGCGTGCCGGAGAATCCGACGCCATCCGCCCCATACCAGTTTGAGACTTGGGACGAAGTGCCACCCCATTGCGCCGTATCCCATGGGGTGACATCCCATGCCGGGCCGCTCAGTGGCGGCGGCGTCAGCGGGTAGGCTGGCGCGAAATCTGCAAAGTCCGTGTTGACGATAATCGATAGCGTGGGCGTGCCATTGCTCGCATAGATCGGCCGCACCATCTTGAACTCTTTTTGCTGCCCCTCACTGTCGAAGTAGGAGAAAGCAGGCTTCACGCGCGCCGTGATCGCCACGCCATTGTCTGTCCCAACTCCGGCCATGTCAGCCTGCACGATGACGCCACTTGTGCCGAAGTACAGTGCGCTCCCCTGCGTCTCGAAGCAGGCTGCATTCCAGCCCGTGAACCTACTCCATCCTTTTGTCGTGGTGCTCATCACATGCTGATGCGAGAGGCTATCTGAAACCTCCGGCGTGTTGATGATGAGCTTGTTACCCGTGGGGTAAACTATCCCTTGCCAACCCCAATTGCTGCCATAGGTCTGCACATCCGAATTGATCAAGGGCCTGATCTTGGCTGACAGAGCCGCGGCCGGGTTATCGCGTTCAGCCGTCATCGCCGCGGAGACAGGCATGAAGCCGTCTTCGTTTATGATGATCGTGTCGCCATCCAGCCGGAAGAAAGGGCGGCGGCCGACCGGGCGTCCCATCTGAAACCGGCCAACCATGCCGAACGAGCCCGAGAACGCCGGGTCCGTTCCCCGGAACATGACAAGCTCGCCCATAGTGGATAGGAAGCCCACATAATCGTCGGTGGAGCTTGCGTCCGTAATCGAGACTGTGAAGCCCGCCTGAAGCTGACCGCCCTTTGCGAAATAGCTCTGCAAGAATAGAGGCTGCGCAGCCCCGCCAACGGACTGAATGGGAAGATACCAGGCCGTTAGCGTGCCATCCTGAATAGCAAAGAGACGGTTCTTCCAGACCCACGGATTGCGAAGCTGCGAGGTGGTCACGCCCGTTATCGCTATGGGCGCGCTGATGCCCGTGACCTGCTGCCACGTGCTGCCGTTGTAAAGCAGCGGGCTGTCAGATGCGTTCATCGCGTAGAGATAAGCCCCGGCGGGGGTGTCGATGTGGGTGTATTCGAAGCGCGAATTGCTGAGCCCGGAAACCAGCGCCGCTCCAATCGCGCCCGTGAGCGTGGCGTCGTAAAGCTGGCCAGCGGCGATCCCGAAAAGCTTGGTGCCGGTCAAGCCGTTGTACGCGATGATCGTCTCAACCCAGCCCGGAAAGCCCGTTGCCCAATTGCTTGACCCGTTTCTGATATCCACAGAGCCCGGCTGGCAGAAATAGTTCTCCAACGTGATGGCGTCGGTTGGCGGCATCTCCGCCAAGGCGTTGACGGCATTGAGGCCACCGACAGGAGCGGGAATGCTCTGCGTTCGGTAGTTTGGTGGCCGGGGATGTCTGCGAGGCCTCCTCATGTGGTAGCCCCGAAACCCGTGTCAGGAACATTTGCAGAACTGAGCAGCGACAGATCTCCCGAATCGGCGTTGAGCGGCAGAGACCGCATGCCGCCGTCGCGCGCCACGAGCATATCGGCGCGGTCCTCGTAGTCATCCTGAAGGTCGTCATAGACGAAGCCCTTGGCCTTCTTGAACCGCCATTGCAGGCCCATGATAAAGAGGTCTTCGTCAAGCAAATATGTGTCGGTGTCGGCAGCCCAGAGGTTCTGAGATGCCAGCGCCGCGCTCTGGCACCAATTTGCGGAGATGTATGTTAAGGCTACCAGATCGGTCTGCGTGGTTCCCGGCGCCGGGTTCAGATAGACCAAGCCGCCTCTGATCTGAAACCGCATGCGCGGGCCGACCGGAGAGATGCCGTACTGCAGCACGTTCCACTCTTGCGCGGAGAGCGGGCCAAGCATCTGCCATCTGAAATTGGAGTCCCATATCGTCTGGGGGACCATCCAGCCATAATCGGAAGGCACGCTATATACTACGGCGTAGTTGCCCATGATCGACATCACGCCAGAAGGAGAGCTTAGGGCCGTGTAGGTGAAGGTTGTCGAGGTCGCGCCGGTCAGAATGAATGTGCCGTTGTAGGCGGACGGCGTGGCTCCCCACACATTCACAATGTTTCCGATGGAAAGCCCATGAGCGGTGGCCGTCGTGATCGTGCAGACGTTGCCCGCGGCAGAGCCAGAGGAAATGACCTGGCTTGGCACCATGTTGAACGTCCAGTCTTTGCGCAGCGCAGACCATCCGCCCCGGCTGTTCGCCCGTCCCGAGCAGTCCTTTCCTTCTCGCTGCGCCAGCGCCAGAAGTTGAGCAATGTTCTTGTCCTGGTTGCCGAAGACGGTCGAAGGCTGGGCAAGGGACATTTCCCCGCATGCAGCCTGGACGAGTTGGAGCAGCGAGCGCGCCATGCCTCACCCGATCACGAAGGTGCCTTGAGCGCTGCCGCCAAGCGTTGCATACAGGCCTGTTCCGAAGCCCACAGGGATTGGCACATACGACCCCGCCGTGACTGTCAGCGTGCCGGGCAACATCTGCGTGCCGGCCGTGCTCAGCCCGTCATAAAGCTGAATGTTCCCGGATGTGGTGCAAAGGAAGCCAAGCAGCGCCCCTGACGTATTTTTGACCACGCCAGAAGCGGCCATCGGGACCGGAGCGCCAATGCTTGCCGTGTACATGCCAAGCCTCCTAGCTCGATAGAACCGCCGTGAAGGCTAGTCCATCTATGGACCGGAACCGCGCCGTCTTATTGGTGCCGACCGAGAAGCCCGCGTTGACAGAGCCGTTCTGGATTTTCCCGCCCACGGGCGGATAGACGGTCAGCGCATTCGCCCCATAATTCGCCGCCTCCTGCTCATCACCTGGCCCAAGATCGGCGCGGAGAATGGCGCCGGAGCTTGCCGCAACCGTGGTGAACACGTTCATCTCGTCATAGATGGCAAGCGCTGTGCCCTGCGTTGTGCCGGCCGCTGTCAGGTTGTTCGACACGTTGCCGGCGACGTTCTGAGCGGTGAGTGGCGCGATTCCCGTGCCCGTAAGCCTCGATCTGATGGCCATCGTTAAGCCGCCTTCCTGGCTGGTTGACGTGTACTGCGGTCTTTTTCCGGCGTTGCTGCTGCGGGCGTGGCCGATGCTTCAGGCGCCGCGCCAACGCGCATCTTCAAAGCCTCGTTCTCAGCCTCAAGAGCCGCCAAGCGCGACATGACCTGCGAGAGACCGGCGCCATCGGCGGCACGGTCGAGCCATGCCTTGGCCTTGTCACGAAGCTCCCGGCCGCCCATGCCCACATTATGCAAGGTGCTGTCAGGAACGCTGGCGAGCTGCTCGACGGTATGGATGTGCAACGCCTTTAGCTCGAACACTTGCGCCTTGCGGATTTGCGGCCACTCTTCGAGAGGCGTACCGTTGTGGGCTGGCTCCTGCTGCGCCTTGAAGCGTTCCCACGCGACCGGAAAGCGCTCTGGATCGGACGGCGAAAGAGGATCGCTGACCATCTTGACCGGCCGCACGATTACGCGCTTCGTGTCGCCTGGAAACCTGATTTCGATATGCGGCTGATCCTCGTAGATCGGTCTCCCTTCGAGGCCGCTTTTGAACTCCATGTGAACCGGCTGCATCATGAACGACACGATCAGCTCTCTGTCCGTCCCGTGTGTGGCCTCGAACTTATCCGGGCCGACCTTATGAATGTGTGGCATGACGAAAGAAGGCGAATCCAATTGCATGGGATGATCCCTGGAAAGAGGAAAGGGAGGAGATGACCCTCCCCATACGCAGGAATTACGTGATCTGACCTTGCGAGACCGGACGGCCCATCCAGAGCACAGCCTGCCAGGCCGGTAGCGTCTTGCCTTGCGAGACCGATCCGAGCTGCCCAGACACGCCGGATGTGCCAACAGCCCACTGAGCGCCAAGCATGTGCTTGCCATTTACCGCCACGCCCGAGACAGCGCCCGTTCCGCTGTAGTAAGCCTGCCCGTTGATTGCAGGGCTGGTTACGGTGTACGTCGGCTGGACGGTGGTGACGCCACCGGGGTTAGTCAGCGCGTTGTAGGTGAACTGCGTCGCCGCAGGCACCGCCGTAATGATGGCATTGGTGACGTTATAGGCGGCGGGCGTGGCTCCCGTGACCGTGACCACATCTCCAACCTGGAGGCCATGGTTGGTTGATGTGACGAGCGTACAGGCCAGCGTAGAGTTTGATCCAGACGACACCGTTGCTCCGGTCACAGGACCGGCATAATAGGTGTATGACCCCTGGACCGTGGCGTTGTTAGCCGGAAGCGCGGTGATCGGCAGCGTCACGGTGAAGGTGGTGGTTGTCGGGACCGAGGCCACCACATACGATCCGTTAAACTGCGTGGGCGTAAAGCCCGTCATGTTCACGATCTGGCCCACAACCAATCCGTGCGCACTGTTCGTCGTGATCGTCGCGATTTGGCCGCTGATGGTGGCGGAGTTTACCGTCTGCCCAGCCGTTGTTGGACCATGAGCGGTCAGAGCAAATCCGTTAATCTGCACCCATCCCCATTGCCCTATGCCGATTGGCGAGATTGCTACGCCAAGCTCCTGGCCCGCATAAGCCGTGCCCGTCCATGGCGTGACCTGCAACACGCAGTTGTTGTTGCTGTCCTGGCCCATCGCGAACTGCACGATCTGAGAAGGCGCTACCGACGCGGATGCTTGGACAAAGACAAACTCCGCGCCGCCAAGGATCGGGTCCCAGCCTTCGATCACTTCCGAATAGAAGGAATTGCGGCCGAACTTGCCGATGTTGTTGATGACGCCCGGGCCAGAGACCAGAGCGAACGGGCCAGGGCCGCCGATGTCAACATCAAGCAGGTTGACCTCGCCAAGCTGAGGCGTAAATGCTGCCCAATTTGGAACGATACTCATGATGATTAAGCTCCCAGCACCGCTTGCAAGCGGCGGTTAGATACGGTCACGTTGCCAGCAAACCCAATGAGCTTGACCATGGCATCCTGGTTGACAGCGAAGCGATCCTCGCCGATAGGCGCGAAGTAACGGTCGCGATGAGGACGGAAGTACAAGTAATCTGTATTGAAGAAATACATGGTATTACTTGACATCCCTCCGTTAAATCCGCCATCAAGCACAACATCTGCTTGGTCATACTTCAACGCGGTGAACCCGAGACGTCCCATCTTCGTGTCTTGGATGCGCTGGATGGCCTGCAACGACTCCCAGTACATGCGATAGAAGTTATTGTCGGCACAGATGAGGTCCGGCTTATCGGTGCCGCGAACCTGCTGCACCCACACGCGGTTCATGTAGCTCTGGATGTTGGCCGGAGACACGGGCGCGCCGCCATTCGTGACGCCGCTGAAGTATGTCGGCTGCCAGAAGGGATAGGTCGCGGAGTTGATGCCGCCCACCGTATTGCCTGCCGAAGACGCCGGAATAATGAGCTGCGTGCCGCCAATCTGCCGTCCGCCGTCCGCGGTCCCGTCGCTGTAAACGTCAAGCGCCACGTTGTTGATGAGGGTCTTTTCGGCGTTCTTGATGCGGCTCTCAAGCAGGTCGATGATGGCCTCCTCGCCGCTGTTCATCAGCATTTCGAGGCCGGAAATCGAGACAGCAACAGCCGACTGTGCGTAGCTGAACTCCGCGCCCGTGAAGACATCTGAAGGCGCGATGTTTACCGCCTCATACCCGCTATAGCGCTTGTATGTGCCGTTGGCCGCATATTCGATCTCCTGAACAATCGTCCGGCCGCCGAATACCGGCATAACCTTGCCCTTCTCGCGAAGGCGGTTCAGCAATGCGTGGTTGATGGTCACGTTGTCCGCCAGCTTGCCGGTCCTATTCCGCAAGGTGGTGGTGACAATTTCCGTCAGCGTGCTTGACGGGTTGACGAGAGACATTCCCCTGGTTCCCTATTAGGCCAGGGGTAAGCCCCGGCCGAATTAAACAGCGCCTTGCGCGGCTCTGAAGTTTGCCGCGATCTCATCGCGAAGGGATCTGTTGGAGGGGGCACCGCTCGAAGGGTTTGAAGCTCCAGGGCCGCCACTCACAGAACCCCCCGCATGTCTCGCGGCAGTGGATTTCTGCTGAATTTCCCGGCGTTGCTTGTCCTGAGCGGCCTTCTGCTGTTCGGCCATCAGGCTGGAGCGTATTTCACTATTTGCCCAGCATGCCTGTTCGTAGGCGCCCTTCAAATCCGTTGCCAGACCGTTCAGGAGCAGATGAGCCATGTGGCTCTTGACCTGCTCGAAGTGCTGATTGGCCGGATCTGACTGAAAAGCTGCGATCTCCGACTGTAGGCGTCCTCTATGCTGTTCCTGCTGGACAATACTCGCAATGTCTTCCCGCGAAATCGGAGCTTGCACCTGCTGTTGAGGGACCGGCGCTGGAGCTTGTCGCGGATGAGAAGCGAACTGTGTTAACGCTTGAACTGGTATTCCATACTCTGAACACATCTGAGACACGAGAGCAAGCTTTTGTTGCGGCGTTCCCCGGCGCAGCAAGTATGCAGAGTTGAGCAATACTTTCATCGCCGTCGCGGGTGTGCCGCCTTCGGCCTGAATCATCGCCAGATAGGGCGAAACTACTTCCTTGACCTGCTTGCCAAGGTTTCTGTCCTCATCCAGCGACGTGAAGCCCTTATGCACTTCTGCTTCACGCTTGGATATTGCTTCACGAACGATGGCTGGAAGCTTTTCAAATTCAGCCTTTGCCGATGCGCTCCACGATGTGGGCGGCTGGGTCTTGGGTGCTGCTGGCTCTTGCTGTTGCGGCGCGAATTGGTTTGCTTCAGAGGGCTGTTCGATTGCCGCCGCCTGCTCCTTTGCCGGCCGGACATACCGGCCTTTAGCATCGCGAGGACGAGCCTGGATGTCCTTGAACTGTTCAAGCAACTCCTCGCGCAGACTTTTCGGCTGTGGCTTTTCCTGCGCGGATACCGGGTTTTCGCCATGTTCCGCGTTCTGCTGCAGCGCTTCGCCAAGATCGGTGCCGTCCGTCTGTTGCTCAAGCGGCGCTTGTTCTTCTCTGTTCATCCGACAGCCTTTTAAGCTCAAAAGTTATTTGATCCTGAATCCAATCGATAAATGCCACGCCGTCTTTGCTTTGACTGGCCTTGCGTTCATCGAACCTATGCATAATGCAGCGCACAATTTGTTCCCGCATCGCGGAGGCATCGATATGCAGATGTGTGAGTGCAGAATTGATGATCTCGGCTGTGGCGCGGCGGACTTGTGTGGTGTCCATCACAACCTCCCCATCACCTGCTTGAGCGCATGCACCACGTCCTTCTGTGGTCCTTCCAAGTTGCGCGAAGCTTCGCCCTGCGGCTTGGGCTTCTCGTTTCCGATCTCCTCGTACCCATTTGCGCGCAAATATTCTTGGTGATCGCGGCGGCCGGTGATGACGGGAATTCCGCCCGTGCGCACATCATGCGCCGTGGCCCGATAGGGCTGAATGTCCTTGATGATGTTAACCTTCCCATAGACCTGCCGCATCTTCCGGCCGCAATGTTTCGGCCATTTCCCGTGATCGGCCAGCGATCGATAAACCGTCGTCTTCTCCAGACACTTCACGCACTCGATTGTGTACGTTGGCATCACCCTTCTCCCGCTGCTTCCCGCGCATAGGCCGCCGCACCGTCATCCCTCGCCGCCGAAACCCGCGCGCTCTCGATCTGAGCCGCCGCCTTGATATGGGCCAGGAGGATTTGCGTCTGCTGCGTCATCTGCTGTTTCATCTGCTCCAAAGCCGCTTCCATCCGCATTTCTTGCTGCTTGGCCGCCAGCCCCACGCGGCTCTGCTGCTCGAATTGCCACTGCTGCCACTTCTGCGCATCGGCGTCGGCCTGGCGCTGGTATTGCAGCCGCATCGCCTCCATGGCCTGCTCATTGCGCATCCGCTGCTGTTCGAGGGCTGCATCAGCCTGCACGCGCGCCTGCTCGCGTTGCTGATCGGCCTGCTGTGCCTGCTGCTGGAGCTGCAACTTGCCCTGCACTTCAGCCATCTTCGGGTCTGGCTTCTGTTGCGGGTTGGCCGCCTGCTTTTCAAGCTTGGCGATGGTGAGCTTGAATGCCTCCTCCAAATCCTTACCGACCGGGAAAGCGCGCACGCCGAACATGAGGAGCCGGGACATGAGCGGCAGCAAAAGCGGCTGCTGCACCGTGGCCTCCATCGCCTGCTTTAGGAAGCCACTGACGGCCATCAGGAACTCAACCCGCGCCTGCTTCTCCTCCTGCTCGTCCTCTTTGATAGTGCTCTTGGTTTCGATGTCCAGACGGAAGCGCCGGGCGGGCTCATCCCGCATCAGCTTCATGACATCCTGCCATGTCGGCTCTGCTATGATCTCCTGAAGCTCGTCCGGGTCCGCATCAGGGAAAAGCTGCTGCACAAGGTCTGACCGCTGCTGAAAGAACATGATGGCTGCCTGCTTCGTTGGGAGAGGAATGCCCGCGATCTTGCTGGCTTCCTCAAGATCGATCAGCTTCACGCCGCTGATGGTCTTGATGGTATCCAACTGGAAATGGTTGGCGATAATCTCGCCGATGATGCGCACCACATCACGCGAATATTCATGCACCTGGCGCTGCTTGTCATCGAGGCGCAAGGTGGCGAAGTTCGATTTGATCTTCTGCGCACCATAGGTCTCATCCGGGTCCGATGCGCCGCGGATAATGTCGGCAAAGCCGCTTATCTCGTAAAGCTCCTGTTTAACCTTGTCCTGAGCCTCGTAGATATGCAGCAGCGTCTGGGCGATTTCCTCCATGGGCAGAAGCGCCATTGCGCCTTTGAGGCCGCCCTTTTCAGCGAAAACAGCCCAGCGCTCGACCGGAATGAGCGTGTTCTGCACGCCCTCGGAAAGCAGCCGCTCGACTCCCGGAGCCGATGCATCGTAGACGCCCGCAACCTTCAGGCTTTTTGCGATGGACGAGGAGCGTGCCTTCAGGTCGTCCAACTCCATAGCCTGATCTTGCCACTGCGTATAATCCGGCGTGGGGATAAGGCTATCGTCAGCCAGGTTGGCCAGCAGCGGTTCCGGCGTCGGGAAAAACCCCTCGATCTTCAGCGGATCCTCCCGCACGTCCAGCAGCTCTGGCATATCCTTATGCAGCCAGAATGCCACGCCGCGATTCTTGTCCCAGCCTTCGTAGATGGTCGCCCGGCCGCCATAGACGGCGCGTTCCTGCTCGTTCAGCTTCTCCGTCTTGTAGTCGAGCGGGATCTGGCCGCCAACCTTGGGAAAGCGCTCTTTCAGCTCCTGCCGGTCCAGGAAGACGCGGCGCCATACCAGATAGACCTCATCCCACACACGGGCGACGTTGTGGCCGAAGTCCTCGAAATGCACGAAGTCGATGGCGACCTCTTCCCATTCGACCTCGTCTACCGCATCGTCAGTATCTGCGGAGTCGGTGATTTCCGCAGCCTCAATGTCCGCAGCCTTGCTCTCGCCGCTATCCTCCAGATCCACACGGTGCATGTGCGGCACATATCGCGCCCATATCGTGCCCCGGCCCGGCAGCATGTACTGCCGTACAGCCTTGCGCATCGCGCTGCCGAACCGCGCCTCAGCCACGAAATAGCTGACGCACTTCTCAAGCACATCCGCCGCACACCGGCTCACATCGCCGCTCGCACTGAAGCGGCGGCTGATGTCTGCCTTCGGATCGCGCATATAGAGCGCCGGTCCCATTGTCTGAATATTGGACCAAAGCACGTTCAATCTGCGCTGCTTATCGTTATCGCTGCGCTCATTCTTGTACCGCTTGATGATCTTCTTGCCCCGGCGCTCCCACGGCCCTGCTTCCTGCTCATAGAGCCGGATTTCTGCCATGTAGCGCCGCATATCATCGCTCTGCGCCTCATCGCTGCTGGTTTGGTCGATGTCTTCCTCAGCCATGATGCGCGACTCCTGCCTGGTCAGCTCGCCAAGCAGGCTTGGCCGTCATGTCAGGAATAACTCCTATTACTGGCACTTTATACCGTCCTACTCTTGCCAGCCTATAACCACTGAACGGCCTATAGTAACGCTCATCAAGCTGATTCTTGAGCGGTCTTCCCACGCCGCGTTCCGCCCTGATCGCCCGCAGCTTGTCACCCGTGTCCCGGCTATCATCGGCCCATTTCGCCTTCTTGATAAGGCGCGGCTTTGGCATGGCGCCAATGTTCCTAAGTCTAGCCCTATCTGTCTGCGCTTGTTCTCGCTGCGAGAACTCGTGCTTCCCATACCCCGTCATGACCAGCCGCATGCTCATATCCTCGTTTCGCCCGATCTATTGTAATGCGAATATTTGCCTTCAAGGTCAAACAGTTCCGAAGCCGTGCAGTCAGACCAGAAGCGCGGCTTAACATCTTTCGCAGCTACTTGCGGAGCGCGCCACACTTGGCCGATGATCTCGCCAGCGTCCGCAGCATGACTTGACCAATCGTGCCTTGGTTTGCTACGGAATATCTTTTTGTCTTCGTCAAACTCGAATTGGTACTGCCGCAGAGCATCCAATCCTTGCTCACATTCCTGCTCATCGAACCAGCAATATTCCAGCGTCTTGCGGAATGCTTCGATGGCGTTCTGCTGGTTCGTGGCTGGGACCACATACATCGTCACGCCCAGCGCCGCGGCCTGCTCCACGATAGATCGGCCGCCAGCGGCTAGGAGCTTATTCGCTGCGTCGTGTGGGACGTAGTGCTTGCCGATCTGCTTGCGGCCAATTCCGCGCTCAAGGCACCAATCATAGACCGCCTCGCAGTAGTGCCTGATGTCCTGGCCGCTGTTTTCGTAGTAACCGAGAATTCGAAGCTCCCGCGGCCCGGTGATCTGGAAAAACCAGATGGCGGTGGCGTCGTCGAAACCCAGATCCCACGCTGTGTGAACAGAAACATCGGGAAGCGGAGGCACACGCATGATGCGCCCGGTTTCCAGAGCTGCCGCAATCTGCTTGCCATAGACGGCGCCGGTAATGGCCGCCTCGAAGCTGCATTCCAGCTCCTGCGCATACTCGTTCTCGCTCATGAGTTGCCGGAGCGTGGCAAGCTCATCGCCCGGCAGGATTCCTGTTTCGCTCGCTTTCAGGATTTGCAGAAACCACTCCTGCGGCCTTGATCGCGCCAGCTTCACAAGCTCGCCAAGCAGGTTTGCCCATCCTTTTGGCGTGCCGGCCGCGTCCAGCCAGCCCTTGCGGTCGGCCAGCGCCGGTAGGATGACGGTGGTCAGAACGCTCTTCGGGAAGCCCTGCGCCTCGTCCAGGCTGATGCCGTCGAAATACAACCCGCGCATCCGCTCCGCATTTTCGGCGCCATAGAGCTTTATCGCCGCTTTGTTGTGCGGCATCGTGATCGAAAGCTCGCTCTCATTGACCTTGGCCCCGAGTTGGATTAGCGGATCGCAGTAATGCTTAAAGTATAGCCAGGCGATGTCCTTGGCCTGCACGTAATATGGCGCGACGTATCCGAAACGGGGATACGGCAGCGTGCATTCCACCGCAGCCCGGATGACGCGATTGACCCTGGCTACCGTCTTGCCAGCTCGACGGTGCGCCACAGTGACGCTGAAACGCTTCGTATCGGCGTGGTACGGTCGAAATACAGCGCGTGGAAGGTATGGGATGATCAGGTCAGGCATTGGTCACTGCAAGTAAAAATCAAGCACCGATGCAAGAAGAAGCCCAGCAAGAAGCGCCACGAATATACCGCCAATCATCCAGATTGGCCAATCGTCATGCATTGCCGCCCTCCCATGCGATGGTAAGTTTGCCGGAGTTCTTCTGATTTACCTTATCGACAATGAGGCCATGAAGTTTTGCAAGTCCCATCGAAGCAGCGACGGCAGCGCTCGTCTGTCCGAGCTTAATGGCATTCTCGCGATCTTCCTGCAGCATCCGAGTGATGGTTTCGATTGTGATTTCGAATTTCGACGCGAGAGACTTCCGAATTTCTTCGATCCTTGAGGCCACCTTGACGTTTTTTAACAACACACACGCACTACGCCAAATCGAGGCGGGCTTCATCTTCCCGGTACTGTAGGCTCCCCGATAAGCAGCAGAAGCGTCTCCAAGCTCGATATAGAGTTGAGCGAATTTCTCCTGTTTTGGCGTCAATTGCCGCGCCACTAACTTGACTCCTTCGGATGAGGACTGTACGAGAGATATCGTTTACAACGAAAAGTGCATCGTCTACAATTGATTTGCAACGCGCCGCCGATAGCGTTGTCCCCCATCGAAAGCCATCACTACCGCCCGTGAGTGATGGCTTTTTCGTTTGTAAGTTAGGAGGCCTCTTTCGTGGGGCTTCTCGAACAAGGGAGAGAAACGACAAATCTGCCGTCGCGGCCTCCAGAGTATCAGCACCACCATTGAAGGCGGGTGTGTCACAGGCTTGTGACGGGGGGGGGGTTGTGACACCCCTAAGCCATTGGCGTAAAAGGCTGAATTTCGCTTTTCGCCGGGTGTCACAACCCTATGGCCACAAACTTTTTTAGAGCCGGAATTTCCCCCCTCACCGTTGATGCAGATGTCACTGTCACCGTCACTGCCCCATGAAGGGGGGGAATGCGGCTCTTGTATTATTTCTTCCATAGGGTTGTTACGGGTTGTGACAGTAGAAAAAGAGCTAGAGCCGCAAGGGTTTTCGGTGTCACAACCCCCTGTCACATCCCCCGTCACAACCTCCGTCACAACCCTGTACTCAGGAATACCCCTGATGTCCGCATCCGTGGGTTTTCGGAAAATACCCCGGATATGCACATCATGGGGTTTTCGAAATACCCCGGATGTAGAGCAACAAATACCCATGATGTGGAGGCACACAGTTATCTCACTAAAGAGGAATTCACTAAAAAGGATTATGCGCAGCAAGCCGCGCCGGTCGCGCAAGAGGCTTCGCCTGAGTTGCCGTTACAACCCCGCCCAGCGGTTTCCAAGACGGAGCGAAAGCCAGCGGGGCGGCTCTGTCGAAAAGTGGTTTGCAGGGGGAAGCTTCGGGCTGTTAGCCTGCATTCTTCGATGTTTTCTCATCCTAGCTCGCAGATGGCCTCAGATTTGACTCTGGGACGCTCAGGAAGCCATGTTTCGATGGTGGCAGCTACCCATGTACCGGCCATCTGTTTCGCGGCTGTAGCGCGCTCTATCCGACGATTTGGAGGCGTGTCCTTAACGCGAGCCAGAGCTGTCTCCACCATCGCCCTGGTGATCTTCGATTGATGCATGGGTTGGCGGCGGTCAGTCATGACTGTTTATCCTTCGGTTTGCGAGGCGATTGCGGAGCGGGCGGAAGCTGCGGTTCTTGCGCCGGTTCACCCGGAACAATCCCAAGCTCAGCATCGACCGCAGCGAGATTCTGCTGAAATTGATCATTCGGCTTGCAGAAGCCACGGTTCGTTTGGATCGGGAAATAAGCTAAACATATCATGTCATCAGGTCCTTTCAGGGTTAGTCATGGTGGCGGCTCGCAGCATGGCCTCGGCGTTCGATGGTCATGCTGCCTCCGCGATGCGGGTGAGACGGGCTTGCTTGGCGGCCATGGCGCGGGCCACGGGTTCGATGATCTTGGGAAACCGGCCGGCGAGCGCCCACTCTTCGCGCTGGGCAATTCGCTCGAATGCCGCTTTCCTGAGTTTGGCCGCGCGGTCGATGCCAGGAAGCTCCCGGTTCTCCCGGCAGTAATCATGCAGGGCTACGATCCAGCCTTCCTGTGCAGCTTGGCGCCCGAGGTCGCTCTGAATGAGCCGGTCAGCCTCTTCGATGCGTTCGGATGACCAAGGATCGCCGCCCATCTTGCGCGCGCCTTCGCCAGCCTCCTCGGTGAATGCCTTCTCGACAGCTTCCCGAGGCGTGTGCCCCTTGGACAGAAATCGGGCTGCCGCGATCAACCGCGTTTCGAGTTTCGCCATGGACAGGCCCGCATAGCGCTCCTTGACGATGGCCCATACGAATTTGAACTTCTCGGCGTTTTCGGTTTTCCCGCAGGCGAGATGGATTTTCCGTGTGAATGCGACCGTGGTCGCGATGCCGCCGTCCGGCCGACGCTCGACCCCTGCTGGCCCGGTATCCGGCGGCGGATCGCTTCGTTGCCGCTCCCAGGCCTCGGCATCCTTCGCGTCTTGGCAATACCGCAGGCACTCCGCGACCTTCGGCAGCCAGGGGGTAAGATGGCCTCGCAGGATAGACCTGTAGGCGCGAGCAAGGACCGTGGGCGAAAACGCGCCTTCCTCGACCGCCTCTAGGTAATCAGCGAAAAGCTCGTCCCTCTGGATGTTCTCATCCTGCGCTTGAGCCTTGAATTGACGCAACAACCCTTCGATGAATTCGATTGGCGTCATGATTGAAGTTCCTTTTGGCGAGCCTCTCGTCTGCGTTGAACTATCGCTTCAGCGCGTTGAGCGCGGGTAAGGGGGGGATCGGCGCCGTTGCTGGCGGCGTGGCCGTTGGCTGCTTTCGGTACGGATGACGGTTGGCGCTCAGAAGCAGCCATGGCTTCGACAAGAGCCGTGTTCATGCATTTCGTGAGGTATCCGCTGAATCCGCTGAGGGTCGATGGACAGAGCTTCGTGCGATCCCGGTCATGAGCCCTTAGCTGCATATCGGCGAGAACTGTGCGAAGGCAGCGGAGAACAACCTCGGGAGGGTAGGACTTCGCCAAGCCAGAGAAACGGCTTGCCAAGTTGGCATCGGCATCGCGCTTGGGCATGACTGGGACGCCAGCCACCGCAAGGTACCGAGGATCACAGCTGAAGGCGTTCATGACTTCGAAGTGGAGGGCTGCGTCTTCTGGGCTCAGGTTGCCGTTTCCAGAATCCACAACTGCCTTATTATGATTATTATCTTCCATAGTTCCATTTTGGGGGGTCACGGTGACCCCCCCTTTTGGTCGCGTTTGACCCCCTCCCAGGGGGCTACCGTGACCCCCTGGGGAGGGGGCTACCGTGACCCCCTCCCCCCTATCTATTTTTCTGAGGATCGATAGGACCGGGTTTTCCAAGGTGTAACGGTTGAAGCCTGGGCCCCCATCGGCAACTACAGTCGGTTTTACGGACAGGCAGCCTTTCTCTTCGAGTTTACTTCTGACGCGCTTCCATCGCCGCTCATCGATGTACATCAGGGCGGCTATTTCCTCTCTGCTCGCCACAATGCCCTTCCCTTCGCCGTCGCCCAAACGGCTAAGGACGTACAGTTTTTTGAATTCATCGCCGGTCAGGTCCGGCAGCAGCGATGCGGCATTGAGGTTTCTCACGACAGGCGGATATTGCGAGCCAGTCCATTTCCGTAGATAGTCCGAGCGAATTTGCCCTGACCTCGTCTCCCGCGAAAAAGCAGCTAGCCGCTTGGCTTCAAGCAATTCCTTGGCGGTCCGCTCGATGTCGCCTTGCCGTTCTACCGGCCCATGCATGGCGGCCGCCTCTGTGGATTGTGCATGTTCCATTTGCGGACACGCGGGGAATCGGTTAATGTGCTCACGTGCATATTTCCTTCGTGGTTGCGTGCGATGTGAATCCAAGCCCTTGACGTTCCCGCGTCAGGGGCTTTTTGTTTACGCAGCGCGACTTTTGCTTGATTTTGACTTCGGCTTTACTTCCGGCGACACTTCCGGAACATCATAAACGCGATCACGCGCAACCTTGGCGCCGATGGACGAGAGGCGCTTTCCGATCTGGATGGACGACGGCGCTTTCTTGCCGTACAGCGCGCAATAGGCCGTGAGCTCCGCCAGGATTTCAGATGCGAGATGGCGGCCGGGCCCCATCATGCCGACAATATCCGCGATGGGATCGAACTTCGGCGGCGCCCTTCGTCGTCGTTTGAGCGGAAAGCGGATCAGGGTCATGCAGTGGCCACCCGAATTTTATATTCAAGGTTGTAAGCGGCTACCTTGTCAGGATTTTTCGCCTTCCAAAGGCGGCTCGCCTCACACTTTTTCAGCCGCGTTTCGGGATCGGAGGCATAGCGAGCGCGGCGCTTGGCAAGGTCCTTCTCTCTGTTTTTCGCGTACCAGCGCGCATAATATTCCGCGTTCTTTGTTCCCATCGGCGCACCTACGCCGCCATGATGCAGGCAGAGTTCGCGCGCAGGACGCCCCGCCGTTCGAGTACGGCAATGAGCTGGTCGAGCCCGTAAGTCGTGATAACTTCCATGCCGGCGTAGATTTTCAGCTTGCGGTGCATGACCTTCTGAGGTTCGGAGAGGCGGCCCTTGTCTGCTTTGACCTCAATAAAACAGGAGATGCCAAGCGCCGCCGCGAATAGATCCGGCGCGCCCGCCGTTACACCTTCCTCTTTGAGCTTTTTCGCGGTTCCAATGTCCCGCAATCCCCCATTTGGAATCGCAAAAAGCACGCTATTACTCGTGCCCCGGCCCCGGTAATGATCGAGCGCCACGGCCTGAATTTCATGCTCAGAGAGTTTCATTCCGCGTCCCTCGCAATCAGTACAGGCCCGGTATCGAAGTGCAGGCTTCCCCGCTCCCACAGGTGTTTGATCAGGCGCCTTTCGGGGATCGGCGAGCCTTTGAGGTAATAGGCCTGCAAGGCCGCGTCCCATACCAGGCCGCCCGCCTTCCTGATTTCGGCCAACAGCGCCCCGGCCGCCGCTTCGATGTTTTGTTCCTCGCTCATACTGTGATTGTCTCAGGAGAAAGATTGAGTCTCGCGAATTCGCCGAAAAGTTCGACGGCCTTCTCGTTGTAGACACGAGCGGCTTCGTCCGCAGTCTCGAACAAACCTAGCCAGAGTTCTTTTTTGTTGAAGCCAATGCGCGCCGTTAGGTCATCGTGCTTCATGGTTCACACCGTGATTTTTTCTGGAGGAAGATTGAGGAGCGCGGACACGCGGATTGGACGCCCGCGTGCATGACTGCGCTGAATGAGATTGCGAATGTCAGGCGTCGGGATATCGCCTTTCCAGAGCCAGCCGTAAACACGCCGCGGGCTAACGCCGGCGAGCGCGCTTGTCTCCGTAACCCCGCCCAAATCGTTGACGATTGTGAGCGCAGGCTCTTTGTAGCTATATTTGCGTTTGCGCATGCCTGAACATTATTCCGATTGGGAATAAAAGGCAAGGAGCGTTAATTCCGTGAGGAGTAAGGATCATTCCATGGCCGCGGAGTACGGTGCGGCTATGGCGAGAGAATTAGAAATCCTTCGGCAATGGCTGGAGAATGGTCTTAAGAAGCGCGGCAAGACGCAGGCCGCGCTTGGGATAAGGTTGAATTGTAAACAATCAACCGTCTCGAAGATGGCATCCGGCATGAAGCCAATCCGGATCGATCAGCTTCCCCTAATCGCCGCCTATATAGAGGAACCAATCCCCGAGCAGTTCTTGATACAACTTGGTACGAAGTCTAGTGCTGGCGCAGAATCAGTTTTCCTTGTAGGAAAAATTGATTCTTTAAGCTGGAGGTTAGCTGTGGGGCAGCTGCCGGTAAAAACATACATTCCGAAATATCCGGAAGAACCATATGTTTTTATAAAACAAGAAGCTTTTCAAGTTGAGGGCGATTCCGGCGAGCCTTATGCGAGGCACGGAGAATTTGTGCTCTCGGTCGATTATGATGAGGCGGGGCTGCTAGCACAGGCTGATGACATTGTTGTGACTATCGAAAAGCGCGACTTTGACGGGGTTCCATTCGTTCGCAGCAGACTGCGGAGGGTCGTCCAGAGAGGCCGGGATTTTATTCTCATCCCCCTGTCTGGCCCGGCAGAAGCCACCCCTATTGACGCAGTGACCATCCGCTATGTGATCGGAAAAGCGCTCTATAACGCGCGGCATCCGCATCGCTAAAAATTATTCCGATTTCGAATAATTATCGCTTGTGCAAAATTCCGATTTGGAATAATATCCCTCTTGTCACCGCAGCGGGGCGGTGACGCGAAGATCTGCACCGGGACGGCCCTAGTTGACCCCTTACTAGAAGCCGTCCCATAGCCCAGGCGAGCGAGGGACGCGATGCTGCTCCACAATTCACACGATGTTTCTATTTATTGCGACGGACGCGAGGACGGCAGGCGCGGATATGCTTCCTGCGCTATCGACTTCGACGAGCGCAACCGGAAAGTTTATGTGGCCGGATACAAAGCCGGACGCGTCGTCCGCATCCGCAGGATGTCTGCCGCTGCGGATCAGATCGACTCCCTCAAACTCGTAGCGCGGGCGTCATGATCGAGCGATACCCGCCCATAGAATTCGAGCAGACAAAGATGCAAGCTATCTTTGGTCTCTGCGTTCTCTCGTCAGTTTATGCCGCCGCGATCTATTTCATCGTTACTTGAGGAAATCACATCATGTCAGAACAACTCTCTATTTCAGAGCGAGTAAAACGCGCGGTCGAAACAGGGAAATGGATTATCCGCGCCGATAATGACGGCGTTTCTCCCTTTTATGACGCTAAAGGCTTTAAATGGTCTCTGCTTGGAGAATGGACGGAAGCTCAGGACTTTAACGAAAAACGGAAATGCGGCGGCGGGCTGCATGGACAGGACCGGAACTATAGCGGTTCCATCATGGGAAGCCGCCTTGTGTTCTGCGAGACGGAAGGCGAGCACATCGCTATTGGTGATAAGGTTAAAGTTAGGCGCGCTGCGATTTTGCTGATTAACCAGCTTCCCGAAGGCCTCACCGTCGGGGGCGGCCTCGACCTCAGAGGGACGCAGATCGCGGCGCTTCCCGAAGGCCTCACCGTCGGGGGCGGCCTCGACCTCAGCGGGACGCAGATCGCGGCGCTTCCCGAAGGCCTCACCGTCGGCGGCGACCTCTACCTC